GGAACTATCTTAAAGAGATTTATTGGTAGTGTATGGCATCAGATCAATGAAAAAAGGGGATATGAAAGTCAGTTTTATATTGCCAATGTTACGGATCGTGGCCATCATGGGGAATTTGATGGTGTACCGGTTTATATAACAGAAATGGATGATGATTTTAGAAAAGATTTTAATGAAAATAGAAGGTTTAAAAAACTGATGAAACATAAAAAATGAGCCTGTAACAAAGACAGGCTCATAATGCTAAAAAGCATCAACTTACAATTAATATTCTATGCTTTTTGGTCTAAGAAGTCAAGAAAAATGTGGAGAAATCCACCTTTAACTGCTTGATTAAAATATTAAAGTTACGACTAAGGGGTGTAGAAAAATGTATGTGAGAAAAACTTATAACATTGGAAAGCATAAAGAGATAATAGAGGTTCATAATTTTTATCCGAGTAACTATGGAGCACCCGGAAAAAAGAGGGAGAAAAAAGAAAAGGCCTCTCCGGAAGTGATAAAAAAGCAGAATCATGCTAACAGGGTTAGAAAAATACAAAGGTTGATATTGGGTAATTTCAAAGCAGGAGATTGGCATGTAGTTTTGAAATACAAAAAAGATTTGAGACCTGAAGGGTTTGATGATGCGAAAGAACAGTTAAGCAATTTTTTCAAGAAGATGAGGCTGGATTTGAAAAAACATGGGATAAGTTTTAAATACATTGGAGTTACTGAGATGGGTAAAAAGGGGAATGCCTTGCATCACCACATAATAGTTGAAAACATCACTGAACCCATTAACATGCTTCAGCTTATAATAAAGCATTGGGAGTATGGCCATATCGCTCTGACTGATCTATACGAAGAAGGGGCATATCAGAGACTGGCGGAATATATAGTAAAAGCTGAAACGAAGGACCCGAATGGTAAATCTTCTTATACACGCAGCAGGGGAAATCTAATAGAGCCACAGGCAGAAAGCAAGATAATGCTTAGAAAGAGTTGGCCGAAAGAGCCTAAAGCAAAGAAGGGATATTACATAATAGCTGATAGCGTGATACAAGGAGAAAACCCTGTTACAGGTTATCCATATCAAAGATATATGATGCAAAAGCTACCAAGTACCGGAGCTGTAGAAAGAGAGGAGACTAAGTGGAAACAGAATGTAGAGTCAATATTTACATAACCACATCTATAAGAGGGCCGGCAAAGAGAAACGGCGGTTATGGCTATGTAATAGAATTTATAAAAAAAGATGGCAGTCCAATTACCAGGAGTGGGGTTGGCTATGAGATAAAAGCTACAGAAAACAGACTAACATTGCTTGCATTGAAAGATGCGTTGAAGAGATTAACTAAAAGTTGTTCAGTCCTAGTATTTACTAGGTGTGAGTATGTTTTTAGAGCATTTCAAAATGGATGGATTTTAGAATGGGAAAAATCAGCCTGGACAAATTCAAAAGGTAAAAAACTAAGCGATTGGGAACTTTGGAAAGAAATTAAAGAGTTATCCACAATTCATAGGCTATCTTTTGAAAGTACCGAGGTGAAGAATCCTTATGAAATGTGGATAAGTGAGAATATAAGAAAGCCGAAGCATTAAGATTTTAAGATTAAGGAGAAAACAATGACAAGAAAAGAAATATTAGAAGAAATTAGATACATCAGGTGCAAAGATTCTGACGACTTAATAGAGCTGATGCACGAATACGAAGCTGAGGGGTATGATACAGATTTTTGCTATGAGAAAGATGGAGTTAAAGGACTTTGGCTGGAGATAAAGGAGAAAGTAAGTGAATAGAGTAATATTGATGGGTAGACTTACAAGAGATCCAGATATTAGATATACATCCGGAGAAAACAGCATGGCTGTAGCAAGGTATACGTTGGCTATTGATAGAGCTATAAAGAAGCAGGGAGAACAATCAGCTGATTTTATAAACTGTGTAGCCTTTTCAAAGGCAGCAGAATTTGCAGAGAAGTATTTCAGGCAAGGGATGAGAGTTTTAGTTTCCGGAAGAATACAGACAGGAAATTATACCAATAAAGAAGGCCAAAAAGTATATACAACTGAGGTTATTGTAGATACTCAGGAATTTGCAGACAGCAAGGGAGCAGGTGATAGTAGCTATAAGTCTTCCACAAGGTCCTCAACATCATCAGCAAGTATAGACGGATTTATGAATATTCCGGACGGAGTTGATGACGAGGGATTACCATTTAATTAAAACTGTAAGAAGGAGAAGGATATGTTTATTAAGCAATCAGTATTTGAAAAACAGATAAAGAAGGCATATAAATATCACGCATTAAGAGTATATAAAAGTCCGCATAATGATTTGATTATAGGCACTCCCGGCTGGACGCTTGCTATTTATAAAGATTTTATAAGCAAAGAGGTTAAAGGAGCACTTGTTAAACTGGTTGGGGACTTGCCGGAGCAGACGAGGTCAATATTATACGGAGAGGGAGCAGATATGCAATATGAGATGGAGACTACAGTCAGTTTTTTGTAAGTAATTTAACTATAGAGAAGAAATTCAGAGTGATACAGTCGGAAAGTGACAACAGCACAATAAGAATGTATAAGCAAGAACACTTGGATATGATAGTTAGAAATCTTGTGGACATTAAAGCAGGGGAGATTAGAGTAGAAGGACCTGTAAGTAGTGATGAAGGTTTAAGTCTGAGATGGTATACAAATGCAGGTGTGTTGGAAATAAGGCTGGCTGTATCAGAGGATTTTACAAATAACTTATTGGATGTACTTAGAACAGTAAAACTTGAAAGATATGAGGAGTAACTATGGCAATACAGAAGGATATAGTAGTAAACAGAAAAGAATATGAGCGAATAAAAAGATATGATCATAATCAAATGAATAACTATGTAAAAAGTATATATAAGAGTGGATTTGAAGATGGCAAGGCAGCAGTGCCGGGAATTGATATTCAATACATTGCTGACATAGTTAGAAGTGTAAAAGGTGTTGGAGAAAAAAGAGCTGCAGATATAGTGAAAGCACTTGAATCGGAAATGGCAAGGCTGTAGAGCGAGGTGGGAAATCGTGAAGGTAAATAAAGAAGAATGGGAAAAATATAGGATAAGTGTAAAGAAAGCAAGGGAACTATATTATTTCTGCTTACAATATGGTGAGTGGAAGGAAGAGCTGTTTAGAAATACCAATTCTATAAAGAGTGTAAGTGGTGGAGGTGGTGGGAAAGGGATAGGAGACAGCACAATGGCACTTGCTATAAAAAGAACTATTCTAAAAGATAAGTGTGAACTTATAGAAAGTACTATTGTGGAGACAGACAAAGAGTTATATAGATATTTACTTAAAGCAATTACAGAAGAAGGAGTAACATATCAGTATTTAAGAAGCGTTATGGGAATGCCGTGCAGCAGGAGAAAATACTATGAAACTCGAAGAAGATTTTATTATTTGCTGTCAAAGAAAAAAGAAAATCTAATGATCTAAAAAAGAGGGTCACTCATAAAGTCAAAAAGGTGATATATTGATATCATAAGATTCGCAGGACAAGGACTGTGAATTGAAATGACATGTGTTTCTCCTAAAGGGCACCTCAAGAAATTGGGGTGCTCTTTAAAGTTATAAGGAGTGTTAAATGCCGGCAAGGAATAGACCTGATAAAGACGGAACGCATAGAGGTGCGTTTGAGAAGAATAAGAGAAAGATATATGCAACACGAACAATATGCGGTATATGCGGTAAGCCGGTCGATATGAGTCTTAGATGGCCGAATCCGATGAGTAAGTGTATAGATCATATTATACCTGTAAGCAAGGGTGGACATCCGTCAGATATTGATAATTTGCAACTTGCACATATGTGTTGTAACAGAGAGAAAAGCGATAAGATTCTTAAAGAAAAATCAGATAAGCCGGTGGCTAAGGTAGATGAGATTATAAGTAATAGAGTTTTACCGCAGACAATTGACTGGTCAAAGTATAAAGGATAGGGGGCTATAGTACCCTCACCCCTTACTACTTTGTACCCCACGCCGTACTGGGAATATTTCTCGCTGAAAATAAAAGGAGGACTGATTTGAGCCAAATTTATGGAATTGAATATCTTAGGAAAAAACTTGATTTAAAGAAAAAAAGAGTAAAAACAAGATATAATTTTTATGAGATGAAAAACAAAGTTAAAGATTTTCAAATATCAACGCCTCCAAGTTTAAGGGAGTGGGTAGGCAGTATCGGATGGTGTGCAAAGGCTGTTGATACACTGGCAGATAGATTGATATTCAGAGAATTTGTTGATGATGAATTCAAAATCAATGATATATTTAAACTTAACAATCCGGATGTATTTTTTGATAGTGCAATATTATCCGCACTAATATCATCTTGTTGTTTTGTATATATTTCAGGAGATGATAGGGGATACCCAAGACTACAGGTTATTGACGGAGCTAGTGCAACAGGTTGTATAAACCCTATTACAGGTTTGCTTACAGAAGGATATGCAATTTTAGAAAAAGATAAAAATGGGAATGCAACTACTGAGGCTTATTTTGTGGAAGGACGAACGGAAATATATAGGAGCAGTGAAAGAGTACCGGAGATTATAACCAATAATGCCGGGAATCCTTTATTAGTGCCTATTGTGTTTAGACCTGATGCAGTAAGAGAATTTGGACGTTCAAGAATTAGTAGAGCTTGTATGAGCATTGTAGGTTCGGCATTGAGGACAATTAAGAGGTCTGAAATATCGGCAGAATTTTATTCATTTCCTCAAAAGTATGTGCTTGGCACTGATCCTGATCAAGAGCCCCTTGAGAAGTGGAGAGCAAGTATGTCTTCACTTATAGAGTTTACAAAGGATGAAGATGGAGATGTCCCGACAATGGGACAGTTCTCACAACAGAGCATGTCACCGCATATTGAACAGCTGAGAATGTTTGCTGCATTGTTTGCAGGTGAAACAGGATTGACACTTGATGACTTGGGATTTGTTACAGATAATCCGTCCAGTGCAGAGGCAATAAAGGCATCACATGAAAACCTAAGGTTATTAGCAAGAAAAGCACAGAGAAATTTTGGAAGCGGATTTTTAAATGTCGGATATGTATCTGCATGTTTTAGAGACGATTTAAATTACGAAAGAAAAGCATTTTATAAAACATTGGCGGAATGGGAGCCGATATTTGAGCCGGATAGTGCAATGTTGTCTGCAATTGGTGATGGTGTGATTAAGATTAATCAGGCAGTACCGGATTATATTAGTGAAAAAAACCTGAGAAACTTAACAGGTATAAAGAAGCTTGAGTGAAAGTATTATGAGTGATGTTATCAGTAAAATAAAAGACGAATACAACAAGTCTATAAAAGATAGTTCTTTAAAATCTATATATGATAAGATTGAAAAAGGCGTAGCTACTTATGCTGAGGCAAGTGTTTTTTCTTCAAAAGCAGGACAGATAATAGCAAAAATACTTGATAAGTATTTAAAGGAAAATATGATGGGTGATATTGTACCTATCGAAGTGGCAAAAAGTTTAATACCTGGTTCACTAAAGCATAATCATGAGAAGGTAGCAGAAGTTTGCGAACAGGTTCAAGCAATATTAAATGAGAGTGCCGGAATAGGACTAAAGCCGTTAAAACCGTTTTTTGATGATAGAAAAGCGGAAGGAATAGTGGTAGAAGTTGTTAATGCAAAGAGTTATCTTGATAAGAGTATTGCTTTTATGGAGCATGTTGAAAACTTATCTATGGCAGCAGTTGATAAGGCTGTTAGGGTTAATGCAGACTTTCATAGTGAGGCAGGTCTTGCACCTAAAATTAAAAGGATATCAGTTGGAAAATGCTGTGAGTGGTGTCAAAAAATCGTTGGACTATATGACTATGAAGATGTAAAAGATACCGGTAATGATGTTTTTAGAAGACATTCAAATTGCAGATGTCAGGTACAATATATACCTACAAGAGGTAAGGCAAAGAATGTTCATACTAAAAGATAGATGACAGGATAAAGAATAGGAGTAGATAAGCATGCAACAACGGATAGGAAATCAAATACCTACGCAGTCCGTTGTTTCAGATTATGAGGAGACAAAAGGCAATGATGCAGTAGAGATTTATAATAAAACCGGTAGAGTTGCACAGGAGTGGCAAGTTAGGTTGGTATGTGACATTATGGCATTTAATAAAGATGGACTGTGGACACATACTAAATATGGGTATTCACTACCGAGAAGAAACGGAAAGACGGAAGTTGTTTATATAAGAGAATTGTGGGGGCTGATTAGTGGAGAGAGAATACTTCATACAGCTCATAGAACAACTACATCTCATTCTTCCTGGGAAAAGACTTGTATGCTTTTAGCGGCAGCAGGATACAAAGAAAAAGAGGATTATAAAACAACCAAGCAGTTTGGTCTTGAGAAGATTGAAATGCTTAAGGGTGACAAAAAAGGTGTTATACATTACAGAACCAGGTCAAGTAAAGGTGGATTGGGTGAGGGATTTGACTTAGTAGTAATTGATGAGGCACAGGAATATACAGATGATCAGGATACGGCCTTAAAATATGTTGTGTCAGATTCTTTGAATCCGCAAATTATTTACTTGGGGACGCCACCAACAGCAGTTTCAGCCGGAACTGTTTTTTTAAAATATAGAGATAAGACTTTACAGGGACAAAATCAAGATTCAGGATGGGCTGAGTGGGCAGTTGATGAAATGACAGACCAGAATGAAGTTGAGGCTTGGTACCTGACGAATCCGTCACTTGGAACAATACTAACAGAAAGAAAGATAAGAGCAGAAATCGGACCGGATGAGATTGACTTTAATATTCAGAGATTAGGTCTATGGATAAAGTATAATCAGAAGTCGGCAATTACGCTTACAGAGTGGAATGCAATGATGGTGTCAGATTTTAAGGAGTCTTTGTTGGTTGGTGGAATACATGTGGGGGTTAAATTCGGACATGATGGATTAAATGTTGCTGTATCTGTAGCTGTAAAGACTAAGGATGATAAGGTGTTAATTGTTGGTATTGATTGTAGGCCGATAAGAGCAGGCGTTGATTGGATTGTAGCATGGATAAAAACAGTTAAAGCTGAGTCAATAACTATTGACGGTGATAATGGAAAAGCTTTACTTGTCAATGCATTAAAAGATGCAAAAGTAAGAATTAAGCCGGTACTACCGAAGACAGCGGATATAATTGCACTACATACATTGTTTGAACAGGCTTTAGAGAGTCAAAGCATTTGTCATTTGGGACAGCCTTCAATGGTTCAAGCTGCTACTAACTGTGAGAAGAGAACAATCGGATCTAATGGAGGTTTTGGATACAAGGCTAATAAAGAAGGTATAGAGATTGCACTTTTAGAGAGTGCAATTCTTGCACATTGGTCATGTAAGCAGTCAAAGGAAAAAAAGAAAAGAAGAGCAGCGAGCTATTAAGACAGGCAAAAGCTTGTCTTTTTTAGTTATAAATTACAACACTTTGTTGGAAAGGAGAAAGATGGAGTTTAAAGTAATTGAAACAAAAGAGGCATTTGATGAGGCAATAAAAGAACCTGTCAGACTTGCACAGGAAGAAATACGAAAAGAGTATGAATCTTATATGTCACCTGAGCAGGTGGAAAAGAAATATAAGGGGTACTTGTCAGAAAAGGAGGTGGTTGAGAAGTATAAAGGCTATATGTCACCTGAACAGGTAGAGGAGAAATATAAAGATTATCTGTCAAAGGAAGATGTAGATTCAAAAATCAAGGTGTATGAGGTTGAAAAACTAAGAACAAAGATTGCACTTGATAATGGTTTGCCGTATGAGTTTGCAAACAGACTAAAGGGAGAGGATGAGAAAAGCATTCTGGAAGATGCCCTTAGTATTGCAAAGCTTATCAAAGGTAATAGGAGTGTTCCGCCGCTTAAGAACTCGGAGGGTGTAATAGATCCAAAGAGAGAGAGTTTTAAAAGATTGGTATCAGTACTTAAGGAGGATTAAAAAATGGCGTTAAATACAGCAAGAAGTTATTTTGATACAGAATTAGTTGCAGATTTAATTAGTAAGGTAAAGGGAAAGTCATCACTTGCAATTTTATCAGCACAGGATGCTATTCCTTTTAACGGAATGAAGGAAATGATTTTCACTATGGACAATGAGATTGACATTGTTGCTGAGAACGGAAAAAAGTCAGAGGGTGGAATTTCTATTGAACCACTAACCATTGTACCTATAAAGTTTGAGTATGGTGCAAGGGTATCTGATGAATTTATGTATGCATCAGAGGAAGCACAGATAGATATTTTGACGGGTTTTAATGAGGGATTTGCAAGAAAGGTGGCTAAAGGCCTTGATCTCGCTGCTTTTCACGGAATTAATCCAAGAACAAAGACAGCTTCAACAGTAGTTGGAAATAATCATTTTGATGCAAAGGTAACACAGAAGGTTGTTTATGCAGCAGCCAATGCAGACGATAATCTCGAGGCGGCTATTGCATTGGTAGACGGATCTGATGGAGATGTCACAGGAATTGCATTGTCAAAAGTTTTTGGAAGTGCTATGGCAAAGATTAAGGCAAATGGAATCAAGCAGTATCCTGAATTTGCATTTGGAGCAAATCCCGGAGTTTTTGCGGGCAGGCCTATTGATATAAATAGTACTGTAAACGGTGCGACTGTAAAGGACCATGCAATAGTAGGAGATTTCCAGAATGCTTTTAAGTGGGGATTTTCTAAGGAAATACCGATGGAGATTATTCAGTATGGTGATCCGGATAATAGCGGAAAAGACTTGAAGGGATATAATCAGGTATATATCAGAGCTGAGGTGTATATCGGATGGGGAATCTTAGTGCCGGAGTACTTTGCAAGAGTTGTAGAGGAATAGGTATGAAGTATATTAATGTGATTACCGGAAATATCATTGATATAGATTCAGAGATTTATGGAGAAAATTGGGAGCTCGTAAGAGCTTCTGATTCTCTTGAAGAAAAAGTAGGAGAGATAGATTATTTATCTGAAGAATCTGCAGCAAATGTTGCATCAAGCAAGGCTAAAACAGCAAAGAAGAAGTAGGTATTAAGATGAGTGAGCTGGCAACGCTTGAAGATGTTGAAAAGATATGGAGAAAATTTAAGAATGCCGAAGAACGAGATAGAGCCAAAGAATTGATTAGTATAGTATCTGATAGTTTGAGAGAAGAAGCGATTAAGTATGGTAAAGATATTGACTTAATGGCAAATTCAAGTGCGACTTATGCGAGTGTTGTTAAATCAGTGATTGTAGATGTGATCGCAAGAACTCTAATGACTTCCACAGATGCGGAGCCTATGACACAGATATCAGAATCGGCACTTGGTTATTCAATGTCCGGAACTTATCTTGTTCCGGGTGGTGGATTATTTATTAAAAAGTCGGAACTCTCAAGATTGGGACTTAGAAGGCAAAGATTGAGGACGATAGAGTTATATGGAGAGAATCAAGGGAATTGATGTTGTATTGCTTGAAACTGTTGCAGATGGAGAAGATGAGTTTGGTGCAGAAATATTAACTGAGAGAGAAGTGATTGTTAGCAATGTTTTGGTTGCACCTGCATCATCTACCGATATAACTGATTCTACACAGCTTTATGGAAGAACAGCCGTCTATACTCTGGCAATTCCTAAAGGTGATAATCATAACTGGGAAAATAAAAGAGTTAGATTTTTTAACAACACTTGGAAGACATTTGGTATTCCACAGGAAGGAATTGAAAGCTTGATTCCACTTGATTGGAATAAAAAGGTTATGGTGGAAAGATACGATGGGTAAAGTAAGAATTGAACTAAACAGTCCGGGTATCAGGGCTATGCTTAAGAGTGAAGAAATCCAATCAAGTGTAGAAGAACAGGCTACAAGAATAGCAAATGAGGCCGGTGGAGACTTTGAAGTCAAAATTGCAAGCACAAGAGCATATGCGAGTGTAAGAAATAAAAATAGGCGAGGTTATGAGAATAATATGAGGAATAATACTTTGTTAAGGGCGGTTCATAGATGATTGAAAGTAGGATTATAAAATATCTAAGAGATAAGCTTGGGATAAAGGTATATGCGGAGATTCCTGAAAGTCCACCGAAAGAGTTCATCATTGTTGAGAAAACATCTTCAGGGAGTGAAAATTATATTTACAATGCGACTATAGCATTACAATCATATTCCGATACTTTGCTTAATGCAGCAGTATTGAACGATAAAGTTAAAAAGGCAATGGATGAGATGATAGAGCTACCTGAGATAAGTAGCTGTAAACTAAATAGTGATTATAATTTTACAGATACAGAAACAAAAAGATACAGGTACCAAGCAGTATATAATATTGTGTTTTTTGATTAAGCATTCTGATTGGCTCAGTATGCTTTTTATTTAGAAAGGAGCAAGAATGTCTAAGAATAATACTAAGAATGTAACCACCGGTAAACCGAAGGTAGGTGGAGCGGTGTTTAGAGCACCGTTAGGGACTGCAATACCCGGTGATGCAGTAAGTGAGTTGGACCAGGCATTTAAAAATCTTGGTTATATTTCAGAGGATGGAGTAACAAATTCAAATTCGGCTGAAACAGATTCGGTTAAGGCTTGGGGCGGAGATACTGTATTAGAGTTTGAGAAAGAGAGACCGGATACATTTGAGTTCACAATGATTGAGGGTTTGAATGTTGAGGTTTTAAAAATGATATATGGTGAGGATAATGTTGCAGGTGATATCTCTGCCGGCATTACTATAAAGGCTAATTCGAAGGAAAGAGAAGAGGCTGTATATGTCATTGATATGATCCTTAGGGATAATGTTGCTAAAAGAGTTGTAATACCTAATGGAAAGATAACTGAGACAGGTGAAATTAAGTATGCTGACAGTGAGGCATTAGGTTATCAGGTTACTGTTTCAGCATTACCGAATACAGACGGAAATACACATATTGAGTATATGAAGAAGGGTTAAAGAATGATAGCAGGAAAATCAAAGGCCGGTTTCGAGTTTGAGATCGATGAGAAAAATCTTAATGATTTTAGAATGATAAGAATGTTGGCCAGAGCGTCAAAAGATGATGATATCACTCTTTATTCCGAAGCTATGGAAAAGATATTTGGTGAGGAACAGTTCGAGAGAATGTTGGAATTTTTAGCTGATGATAAGGGTAGAGTTCCTATAGAAAAAATAAGTGAACTATTCACAGATGTTTGTGCGAGTGTAAAAGAATTAAAAAACTCTTAATCCTTGCTGCTATGATGTGCAATGAAGAGGCTATGATATGCGATCTTGCAGAAGTGTATCATATATACAACTATGAGGCATATGAGCCTTCTTTTATTGCTATATTAGTAGCAGGGTTAAAAGAAGATAGCAGAAGTAAGATGTTACTATCCGGAACAAAGTTTAGCACTGATCAAGCGCTAAAGATGATGATTGTTGATTATCTTAGGCTGATAGTTTGGATGAAAACGAGAGATGGGGCTAAGAATAGAAATAAACCTAAATCATTATTTGAGGAAATTGAAAATGCTGATAGTGTAGATAATATTATTGGCTTCAGTGATGGCAAAAGTTTTGAAAATGCCTGGAATAAGATGAGGGGGTGAATATTTGGCGGGAACAGAAATTGCTAAGGCATATGTGCAAATTATACCTTCGGCAGATGGAATAAAAGGCAGGTTGACTGAAGAACTTTCCGGCGAAGCTGAGAGTGCCGGAAATAGTGCCGGACTAAATATTGCAGGTGCTATTAAAGGTGCAATTGCAGCAGCCGGAATTGGAGCACTGATAGAGTCTACTCTTAGTGAAGGAAGTGCATTGGAGCAGTCTATAGGTGGTATAGAAACATTGTATAAGGAATCTTCGGATACAATGATAAAGTATGCAAATGAGGCATATAAGACAGCCGGAATGAGTGCAAATAACTATATGCAGACCTCAACAAGCTTTGCCGCCGCTTTGCTTAAAGGTGTAGGAGGAGATACAGCAAAGGCGGCAGAGGCAGCAAATACGGCTATTATTGATATGTCGGATAATGCAAATAAGATGGGTTCATCAATGGATAGTATCCAAATGGCGTACCAAGGGTTTGCAAAGGGAAATTATGGGATGTTGGACAACCTCAAGTTGGGGTATGGCGGCACGAAAACTGAGATGGAGCGTTTGCTTGCGGATGCTCAAAAGCTGACAGGGGTAAAGTATGACCTGAATAACTTGTCAGATGTTTACAGTGCAATTCATGTAATTCAAGATGAATTAGGAGTCACCGGAACAACAGCAAGAGAAGGTGCAACAACATTTGAAGGTTCTATGTCTGCAATGAAGGCAGCTGCTCAAAATTTAATGGGTTCTATTGCACTGGGTGATGATATAGGTCCTAAACTAAAGGCATTAACTGAAAGTGTATTTACATTTGTTTTTGACAATTTTATTCCTATGTTAGGAAATATACTTTCTGCAGTCCCGGGTTTAATCATTGGAATAGCCGAAGGCATAGTTGCAGGTATTCCTAAGATTTTATCAGTCATTACAAACTTAGTTACTGAGATTGCAAATACGCTGATTAACTATGATTGGCAAGGATTGGCAATGAACTTTGTATCATCATTAAACTCTGGAATATCAACCAATTTACCACAGCTATTACAGAGTGGTGTTGGACTTGTAACAAGTTTGGTAAGTGGACTTGTGTCAGCATTACCAAATATTATTTTAGGAGCCGGAATAATTATAAATGGTTTAATAACAGCGATTGCTACAGCATTACCTATGTTACTACAAGCCGGAGCAGATTTAATACTTGGAGTATTATCAGGGCTTGAAGGTGGCAGAGAGAATATTACATTATCAATGATTGATGTAATTGGAGATATAATTAACACGATTATGACAGCATTACCCGATTTAATTACAGCAGGTATTCAGATAATGACAAATTTTATTACCGGAATGATGTCAATAAATGGTGAAGCCGTAGGTAATATAGCGAAAATAATATCAAGTCTAATTAAAAAGATTGCAGAAGGTATTCCGGGATTTTTGGAAAAAGGTATGGAGATACTGAAAGCTTTAATTGATGGTATTGGTAAGGCACTGCCACAAATTATAGATACAGCAATTCAAGTAATGCAACAAATGGTAGGCGCATTGATAACTGAATTGCCTACACTGATAACAACCGGAATTGAAATAATAACATCTCTAATAAATGGAATATCTCAAAATCTTCCCGGTTTGTTAGTAAAAGCTACTGAAATAATGATAAATTTAGCAAAGACTTTGATTGCGAATTTACCGGAGATATTATCTATAGGGATACAGATAATGGGTGCATTATTAAAAGGTATTGTTCAATCTATGCCGGCGATTTTAACGGCAATAGCAAATCTAGGATTAAGCATACTTAAATCAATGTTTGTTTTGCCGGCTCAGCTTATGCAAGCAGGTATACAGATGATATCAAGTCTTGCAAGAGGGATAGCCGGAAAAGTTTCAGGTGTAATTTCTGAAATAACAAAGCTTGGAAGAGAAATAATAAGTAAAGTTAAGAGTATTAATTTAGTGGATATTGGGAAACAGTTAATTGAGGGATTGGCAAATGGAATCAAAGGTGCGGCCGGAAAGGTTGCAGATGCAGCAAAGAACGCAGCTAAAGACGCATTTAACGCAGCAAAAAGCTTTCTTGGTATTCACTCACCTTCAAGGCTTATGAGGGATGAAATCGGTAAGTATATTCCGGCCGGGATCGCAGAAGGAATTAATGGAAATGCAAAGTCTATTACTTTTGACAAAGTAAATGCAAGAATCATGCAAGAGGCACACTCGACTAAATTGACAATGGATTCAATTAATCCGGTATCAAGTGGTAGCGAATCAAATGATACACTTAGAAATATAACAGAGGCATTATCAAAGTTTTATATAGTTATGGATGGGAAGAAAGTTGGAAGGATAGCAAGCCCTGAGATAAATCGCACATTAGGAACTACAAGCAGCTTAGAATTAAGAGGTGCTGTATGATGAAAATGAGAGATATGGGTATTACATTTGGTAATAAGCATACATTTAATGATTTTGGCTTGATTTGTAAAGATATTGAAGTAGGTTTTCCGGAAGTAAAGACAAAGATAGTTGAATTAAGTGGAGCAGATGGATTTATAGACTTAACAAAAGTTTTTGGAAGGGTTATGTATGGTAGTCGTGTGATAACGGCTGCCTTTTTAATAAAAGAAATATCTGCAAGTAAGTGGGCAATTAATATGTCAAAGATTGCAAATTATTTACATGGAGAAAATCATAGAATAATTCTTGATAATGACAAGGGATATTATTATGAGGGTAGATGTAAGGTATCTTTTGACAAGGAATACAAGCCTTTTTCAACTGTGTCAATAGAATGTGAGTGCAAACCTTATAAAATTGAGATTAATGCAGAGCTGGGAGATGATTGGCTTTGGGATCCATTTAATTTTGAAACAGGTGTTATTAGAAGATATAAAAATATTGCTGTTAATGGAAGTTATACTCTAAATATCAGAGGATTAGCTAAACCGGTAATCCCTATAATTATTTCAAACTCAAGTATGAAAGTAGAGTTTAATGGAGCTACTTATAATTTGTTACCGGGAAATAACAATATTTACAGGCTAGCAACAAAAGAAGGGGATAATATATATAAATTTATTGGTAATGGGTTAATTTCGATTATTTACAAAGGGGGAATGCTTTAGTGTATGCCATAAAAGGAATATTAGATGGTAAAACATTTGTGTTGTCGGAACCTTACAGTGAGGAGCAAGTGGTAACACCTGTACTAAAAGAAATTGTCGGAAAGTCCGGAACTTTAGAATTTGATATAAATCTCTTTCATCCAAATTATGAAGATGTTGTTATGTATAAGACATACATAAGAGTTGAGCGAGATGGAGAAGAGGTTTGGTATGGAAGAGTTATTAACATAAGCAAAGATTTTTATAATACCAAAACTGTTATTTGCGAGGGAGAGCTTGGACTTTTAAATGATTCAATACAAGCGTCCTACGGATATAGCGGAACTGTTAGAGGATATATTGATTATATTCTTGGCAATCACAATTCACAGGTCGAGGAAGAGAAAAGAATATATACCGGAAACATTATTGTATCGGATTCTAATGATTACATACATAGAGAAAACAATAGTTATACAAAGACACTGGAAGAACTGGATGCAAAGTTACCAAAGCTATTAGGGGGATATTTAAAGACACGACATGAAAATGGAGTGATTTTTCTTGATTATCTGTGGAATTATGGAGACGATAATACACAGATAATTAGTGTTGATGAAAACCTGATCGATTATGAGTCAAGTGAGAATAATAATGAATTTTATACAAGGTTAATACCAACAGGAGCAAAAGTAAATGAGGTAGCCATAACAATAAAAACAGTTAATGGTGGAGTCGATTATATAGAAAATCCGGCACTTATAGAACGATATGGAGTTATTGTAGGTACAAAGTCTTGGGATGATGTTACTCTTCCTGAAAATTTACTTAGGAAGGCGAGAAAAGAGATTTTAAGTAAGGAGCTACCTAATAGTTTTAAGTTGTCAGCAGTTGATCTATCACATATAGATAATTCCAAGAGTCCAATAAAAGTCGGAAGAAATACAAAAGTAATCAGTCCATTTCATAAGTTAGAGACTATGTATTTTGTAACTGAAAAAGAAAGTCATTTGGATGAGCCGGAAAGAGATGTGTTCACGTTTGGAATGAGGCAAAGCACATATACAGCAAAAGTTAGTGATACAGCACTTGCTTTAGAACAAAATATTACTAGAGAGATTAAAGACACAGCACTGACAATTAATAATAAGTTAGATGATGGTCTAAAGACAATTACCGGAGTTAAAGGTGGAGCAGTGGTGCTGGACACGTTTAATGAAAATGGAGATTTGGTACAGCCTTGGCGTATTCTTGTTATGGACACAGCGAACAAGACACAAGCGGTTAATGTTATACAGATAAATCAGAATGGAATTGGATTTAGCAGGAACGGAATTAATGGTGAATATCTTAATGCATGGACTATTGACGGGCACTTAAGAGCAGAGTTTATTGATGTTGGAACAATGCTTGCAGATAGGATTAGAGGCGGAACGCTTGAGGTTGGTGGAGACGGAACAGGGCGAGACGGCCAGATCCTTGTAAAAAGTACGATTAATGAGGTGCTTTGTGTTATTGATAAGAATGGGATTTCTGTAAATAAAGGAACGATAAAAGGCTCATCAATAGAGGGAAACAGCATCAAAGGCGGAAGCATAGAAGGAACAACAATCACCGGCTCAAGGATAGTAGGAGATAATATTGA